TCGCATTGGATTTCTGGAACAAAAGGAGATCTACACATAGATGCACAAGGACCAGAACCATTTATTGAGTGGAGCACCATAATGTATCTTAATGATCCTTCAGAGTACGAAGGCGGAGAGATTTATTTTCCAAATCAAGGTTTTACATATAAACCTAAAAAATATTCGGCAGTATTTTTTCCAAGTGCTGGAACTGAATATGTTCACGGAATTACAGAAGTAAAATCTGGGCATAGATATACTGCTTTATACATGCACACATCAATGCAAGAACATTTAGATCCAGATTTTAAAATTTAAACCATTGGCTTATAACTCAGTTGGTAGAGTGCCGAACTGTTAATTCGGATGTCCCAGGATCGAAACCTGGTAAGCCAGCAGGTCCCCATCGTCTAGTGGCCTAGGACGTCGCCCTTTCACGGCGTTAACACGGGTTCAAATCCCGTTGGGGACGCGAGAGTATGTTGGGTTTTCACATTTACTTATATCAATAAACTCTTTAAAAAGTATGTGTTTTTTTAAAGATCTAAAAGAATTGTCTTCTGTAGAAATAAAACTTTTATTTTGAGAATAAATTTTTACGTTATCTAATTCGTACATCTTGACATCACTGATAGTATTTCTTTTTAATTGTGCAAAATTTCCATAGGTTGATCTTGGAAAATATGCTAAATCAATAACCTCCTTAAGCAAAGATTTTTTCATTAACATTGGAACATGAATGTCATAGTCTAATGGGTTATCTATTCCATTTTGCTTTAATTGTTTTAAGGTTAATTCTAAAAGTTTAATATATCTAGAGGAACGGCCTAAATTTTTGTATTCTATAATCTTATCCTCTAGTAGGCCCCCATCAAAATTTGTAATTGAGTTTATTTTTTTTAAGGCAAAAAAATCATCATTCATTAAAACAAAATCTTCTTTTATTAAATCATTGTTTAATATTTCTTTTATGCAATTTTTTATATTAATAAATTTATCTGTATCGCTAATATTTTCAATGTGTATAAAATTACCCACATACCATTCTGGCCTATAGCCAATTACCCAAACATCCCCTTCAGGCATGTTTTTTTCAAGAGACCTTAAAGAATACCTTAACTCTTCATTTTCTCCACGTCGACAAATATAAACGTAGTCCATCTAAAAATTATAGCATGCGGTATAATAAAGTATATGGCAAAAATATTGGTTGTAAGTTCAAACTTAAATGACTGGGAAAAAAATAGTGGCGGAAAAGAAAGAACGGCTACGCTTTTAGAGGCTTTGTCGGACCACGATGTAACATTTTTATCATTTTCTTGGGACAATATAGCAATTAATAAAAAGATTAATAAATTTATTTATCAAATTCAGCCAGCAATAAATTCTAACATTTATAGAAAAAGAAAAGGATTGATTAAAGATTTTGCTAAACAAAATAATGACGTTGTATTTGAAATATTAAAAAAGCAATTAGTATATTTTTCTGAAATGGCAGAAGAGTTAGCGTTGCAATCAGATTTATTAATTGTAGATCATTATGCTATTGCTCCATTAATAGAAAATATAAAAAACATTCCAATTGTATACAATTCTCACAATTGTGAAATTTTCATGGGAGAACAACTTTATCCCAATAACCCCGACATCTTAAATCTAGTAGAACAAATGGAAAGAAAAATATTAAAAAAAGCAAAATTAATTACTTACTGCTCAGAAAAAGATTTTGAACAATTAAAACAATACTATAAGTCAGATATAGATGGTGTTTTAATTCCAAATGGCACAGAAGTCCGAGAAAAAATAAACTATAAAAATAGATTTAATTCTAGAGATATTATTTTTGTTGGATCGGGACACCCACCTAACAACGATGCAGCAAGAAATGTTGCTAACCTTGCAAAATTATTACCTGAATTTAATTTTATTATTATTGGTGGATGTGGAAATGGAATTAAGGTGTCCGAAAACATAGACAATTTAAAAATAATTGGTGAAGTTAGTGATGAAGATTTAAACCAATACTTAACAAATTCTTTTGCTTTTATTAATCCAATGGAAAGTGGATCTGGAACTCATTTAAAAATGACAAAGGCCTTAAGTTATGGAATTCCTATTATATCTTCAACTGTGGGCGCAAGGGGGTTTTCTGATGAAGAAATTAACAGCGCAATGCTTATTGCAAATACGGAAAATGAGTTGGTTGAAAAATGTTTATTATTAAAACAGGAGTCTATATATAAAAATTTATCCGAAAACGCACATTCTGTTTCACAAGGATATAGTTGGAAAAAAATAAAAAAACATTATGTTAATTCTATTGAAAGTGTTATTAAGCATAGACCTGAAAAAAAACCAGAGGGATTAATCAATAATAAAGAAAAAATACTAATTTCTACCATTATTAGAAATGATGAAGATTTTTTTATTAATTACTATAATAGAATTGTAAGTATGGTATCTTATTTCCCAGAGTATGATTTTTATCTTTCAATTTATGAGAATGATTCTACTGACGAAACCAAAAAACTTATGCAAAATTGCGACTACTCAATGTTTAAGGGGGTATCTTTGATATTAGAAAACCTAGGTACAAAGTTTTATGGATCTACAAAAGAGGAAGATAGGGTAAAAAATTTAGCAAAAGCAAGAAATAAAGCCTTGGATGGTGGTGGATTTTTAATTGACATGGATTATGTTTTAGTTATCGATGCTGATGTTGAATTTAAAATGCCATCTGTAAAAAAAATATTAGACTTTAAAGACAAGCAGCCTGAATTTAGCATTGTGTCTGCTGCAACTCTCAGAAGAGATAGATTATATGATGCGTGGGCAACAAGGGATAGTCACCTTTTTGATCCAGAAATTACAAACAAATTTGAAAACTACAGAAAAGAACCATTTAAAAAATATTATTCTGTTTCTAGTGGGTTCTGCTTATATAAGGCACTACCATTTAAACAGGGCGTTAGGTGGGGGCACATTAACCTAGTGACTCAAAGTTCAGACTGTGAAATGGTTGTAATTTGTCAAAATTTTAGCAAGATGGGATATAATGGTATATACATGGTACATGAAGCAATTATGAACCATAATCATAAATAAGGGAGAAAAATGAGAATTAAAATAATTAAATTTGTTGTAAAGTTGTTAGGGTATGAATGGTCTGGGGACAACCTTAAACTTCCAGTTTGGTATGTCAAGGAAAAAAAGAAAAAATAATGTTTACTTACTACGTAAAAGAAGTTAAAAAAGTTGTTGACGGAGACACTATAGACGCCGATATTGATTTAGGTTTTGACATATCTTTTAGTTCAAGAGTAAGACTTGCAGGAATTGATACTCCAGAAAGCAGAACTACAGACAAACTAGAAAAGCAGTTAGGTCTTGAGTCAAAGGCTTATTTGAAGAATGCGATAGATTCTGCTAAAACCGTTGTAATTAAAACAGAAAAAATGGACTCATCTGAAAAATACGGAAGAATTTTAGGTTGGGTATTCTTAGATGGATCAGAGGTTTCAATAAATCAAAAAATGATTGATGAGGGCTATGCTTGGGGATACATGGGAGAAACCAAAGTAAAAGATTTCAATGCACTTGCAACAGCCAGAAAAAAATCTGGAAAATAATTAATGAATGATATAGATTCAATAAAAATTATAAAAAATTTTATTGATAAAGAAGACATTGTAAAATTTATTTCTTATATTGATTCAAACATTAATAAATTTAAAATAGATCCTAGAAGTACCGGTGGACATAGATATTCCTATAAATTTGGTAAAGATGCGGTGCATTCAGAGTCTAGGCACAGCCTTGAAGAGTTAAATGAAATTATAGATTTGGTAAATAAATATAGTAAAAAATCTTGTTTGACAGCACAAGAAAATTTTAATGATGAAAATGAAGTATTTCTTTCTTCTTTTTGGCTGGCAAAACAAAGTTCTGGGGCAAGCGTTACTTATCATAAAGATACCGACGAAGATAATAACCTTCAGTTTAAATATAGTGCTGTAATATACCTAAACAGCATGCTTGGTGGCCAAGGAAAATTAGATTTTCCAGCGCTAAATTTTAAATATTCTCCAGAGGAAGGGGATTTAGTTCTTTTTCCTTCACAGGGGAATCAATTTTGGCACGGAGTTGATTTAATATCTGAAGATAGATATAGTATTGCTCTTTGGATGACCACAGATAAACAATTTGAATTAGTATAATTTTTATGATATAATTATTATGTATCTGCTCAAATGAGGGGTACATTAACTTATTCGCTTGAAGGAGGAATAAAATGGTAACAAACTTTGCTATGGATCTATTCAATGATCCATTTTTTATTGGCTGGAATAGAGATCTGGCTCGTTTAAATAACGCACATAAAACAAATTCACACTCATATCCACCATATGATCTTTTAAAACTAGATGAGGATACGTATAAACTATCCATTGCTGTCGCTGGTTTTTCAAAAGATGATATTGATGTATCTGTGGACAATGGAACATTAATTGTTAAGGGTGAAATTGTAGAAGTAACAGATGCCGAAATAGTTCACAAAGGCATTGCTAGTCGTAAATTTACAAGATCATTTGCTTTAGGGGAATACATGGAAGTGACTGGGGCTGAAATGCAAGACGGAATGCTTCATGTTAGTATAGATCGCATTGTTCCAGAAGAGAAAAAACCAAAAACAATTAAAATAAAATAATATAATATACACCTGCACCCCTTCATCGGGGAGTCGCAGGTATGTCGGGGAGGACAGCGACACTAAATAACTGGCATACACCTGAGCATGTGTATAAAAGGCTTTTTCTGATATAATAAACTTAGAGTGGGGAGTAAAAATGAAACATGAAGTTATGGCTCCAGGAATGGTTTATTATCGAAATGCAATTATAGATCCAGAAAAAACTATTTCAACTATTGAATACATTCAAGATAAAATTGCGTCTGGAGTAAACTCCGTTGCTGATAAATGGCAAGAGTGGAATGGTGCAAATCCAAATACAGAAAAATTTTGTTTAAAACATTGGATTACTGATCCAGAAAAAGTTTCTAAAAATGACCCACTACATCAAGAAATTTCTTTGGTTTATAACAATATATTTAATGGAATTAATAATGCCTTTAAACATTACTCTAACGAAATATATCCAGCAGCATCAAAAAACATAAAATCAACGGAAGGAATGTTAAGTATTTTAAAATATTCCAAATCTGGCTACCTGCCACCACATCAAGATCAAGGGGTAAGCAGTAGAGTTTTATCTACTGTAGGATATTTAAATGATAATTATGATGGCGGAGAAATTAATTTTCCCTATGTTGGAGTTACTGTTAAGCCAGAAGCGGGTAGCGTAATATTTTTTCCATCTAACTTTGTTTATGTTCATGAAGTAAGACCCATGGCTAATGGCGTAAGATACGCAGTTCCTCAGTGGTATCACTCTCTTAAAGATCCAAGACAGTCTAATGGTGATGAGTAATGCCAAAATACGAATATGATTGTATGCCTTGCGGGAAAAGATTTGTTAAAGAACGATCAATTCAAGATTTAGATCCAGGATATAGATGTGATTTGTGTAAAAAACAATTAGTTCGTGTGTATTCTGTTCCAGGGTCTATATTTAGTGGTTCAGGATTTTATTCAACTGATAATAGAAAAAAATGACAATAATATCTAAAAATCAAAAATGTCAAGTATATGACCCTATGATGATTTTTAAAACAAAAACAGAAGGAATTGTTGACAAGGATACACCCGTTAATACTTCCTGCTTGGCTCCAGCATATGTGCTATTAGAGGGAAGCAGGGGAAAAAGATATATGTGCGATTATCATTATGCGTCAGAAAAAGATATTACAACTTTAAGAACTCCTGAACTATGGCCAGAAATAGAAAAATTTATTATTGATGAGAGAGAGGAAATATCAAAAACTTTTGAAAAAAATGTTAAATCTACTTACACTATAGGGAAAATGTGTTGGTGTGGAAAAAGGGCTTACGTAATACTTCAACCCTACACAGAAGATGAAAAATTTTTTTGTAATTTTCACTTTAGAAAATATTATTACAGGTGTATAAGCAATAAGTTTAATTTTGAAAAATTTGCAAAAATTGTAGATGAAAGATGTCAGATGGAGGAATCCATTATTGAAGAATCTAATAATATTCCTATATTCTAAATTGACAGAAAAGTAAAATGGCTGTATAATTGATATATGGAAACCTTAAAAAAAGATTATAAATTTACATCTTTAGATCGATGCGACAAGTGTCAAGCAAGAGCCTGTGTATTAGTTACTGGCCTAGTTGGAGAATTAATGTTTTGCTCTCACCACTACAATAAAATTGTAGATAATGCTGTAGGCTATGACAAAATTATGAGTTTTATGGTTAATATTGTTGATGATCGAAAACAGTTAGTTTCTTAATTTTAAACTTTTATGAGTGATGACGAAATAAATACGGCTATTGAAAACTTTATAAAAACTGGGGCAATTAAGATTCAGGGAATAGATCCAGTCACTGGAGAATTTTTATATCAAATTACTGAAAAAATGAAGAATGTAGATTCAGACCTTTATGATTCACACCTAAACCAAATATATACAGACGCTATGTATTTTTGGGAAAGAGGATTTGTTGCCATTGACGATATAACAAGCAATAATCCTATTATTACCCTCACCCCAAAAGCATTTGATCAAAATTCTATTAGTCAGTTGCCTAATGACAAAATTGACCTTCTTGCCAGCATTATTCAAGCGTTAAAACGATAAAATTAATGCTATAATAAAACTATGTCAGATTTAAAAGAAGGCGACTTTGTTATGGGATCAACCTCTGAAGGGGTTGTGCATGGTGTTATAGAGCACATTATGACTGAGGGTGGGATACTTGGTACACCTGGATCAGAATATGCTTTAGTTTCAATGCCACCAGAAAACCCAGCAATGTCTGTTAGAATTTACGAAGAAGAAGACGGTATGTGGGAGCCAACAGCATACAGTATTGGCATGATGTACAAAGATGCCAACAAAGCAGATATAAATAATCACGCAATGAAAATGGATGAATCAAATTGTTGCCCAGAAGATATCTCTAAGCAAGCACCATGTTGGGACGGATATGTTCAACGTGGCATGAAGCCAGGAAAAAATGGAAAGCCAGTTCCTAATTGTGTTCCTGCTGCAAAAGCAGATGATTTGTTTGAGGATGATGATACAGTTGAATATTACACAGATTCAGTATCAAAGGCCGAAGGTTACTCACCACCAGCAGGAGCAAGATCTGCTGCACGCAAAGCAATTAAATTTAAGGAACAAGGCAAGGCAAAAGGTGCAGGAACTGCAGTAGGCTGGACAAGAGCGGGACAACTAGCAAGAGGAGAAACAATCTCTCTCAGTACCGTTAAAAGAATGTATTCTTATTTTTCCCGTCATGAAGTAGATAAAAAAGGTAAAGATTGGGCCAATCAAGCCAACCCATCTAATGGCTATATTATGTGGCTAGCATGGGGTGGAGACGCAGGATTTTCTTGGTCACGAAAAATTGTCAATGCAGAAAAAGACAAAGCATTGTTTGCAGATTTTGGTAAAAAAATAACTAGTTCTATTAGATTAACAAATATTTTTAGATAAAAATAGCGAAGGCTATAAATCAATGAAATTAATTAAAAACAGTAATAGTCTTGACTATCAAGAATCTTTTGTATTAAATGTTTTAAATGAAAAAAGAAATGGATTTTATTTAGAATTAGGTTCTGCTTGGCCAATAAAACAAAATAACACCTACCTTCTTGAAACTGTTTATGGATGGGGTGGCATAGGGTTTGAGATTGAAAAAAAAATAGCAGAAGAGTATGCCTCTATAAGAAAAAATAAAATAATAAATGCTAACGCAATATCTTTTGATTATAAAAAATATTTTAAAGAAAATAATGTTCCAAATCAAATAGACTATTTACAGATGGATTTGCATCCAGCATATAACACTCTGCACGCACTTAGAAACCTCCCACTTGACGAATACAGGTTTTCTGTGATAACATATGAGCATAATGTTTGGAGGGGGGACGATTTGCATATCAACATTCAAAAAGAATCTCAGGCAATATTAAAATCTTATGGTTATTTTTTAGCCATTGAAAACGTTGAAGAAGACAACGGACCCTTTGAGGATTGGTGGATAGACCCAACCGCTGTTTTGTACAAAAACTACTCCCATATTGTAGATAAAAATATACATTATAAAGATATTTTTATAAAAAATAACAAAAATAGGAGTAAAAATGGAAATAATTAAAAATTATTGGCCACTGGCCTTGACAATGTGGGCCTTTTCTTCTATAATATATATATTGATTAAAATAAAAATATTATTAAATCAAAAAAAACTTTATTTTTTAAAAACAAAAGGAAGGCAAAGCACAATTCACGAATTGGTAAGAAATTTTTTACCAACAAATGAAGATTTTATTAAAATTTTAATTGCTAGAAAAGGGTATCAAAATCATCCTTCAAAGCAATCAAATCAAAAGTATCAAAAAGATAAAATAAAAGTTGTAGTTATTGAAGATAAAGCGTATTGGGTACAAGACAATACTTTTTATGAAACAATAGTGACAGAAGATGGGAATATAGATCAAAGTCTTGCAAAACCCATCAATATAGATGAAATGAAAAAAGAGGATGTAGAAAGACTTATGCTTATTTTAGACGACTTAAAAAGAGAGGATCAATAATGTTGTTAGTTGTTCAAGCAACCAATGAGTTTAACGATTACTCTATTTTTTTGCGTGCAATGGGTGTAACGCTTTCATCAATGAGTCCAGAAGATAATGAGTTTGTTGTTTATTCTGTTGGTTCTAAAGAAAGCAATATTCACAATTTTTCAATGGAATTCTGCAACCTTTCCGAAAAAGGAATGAAAGGCAGAGGAAAAAAAATAAAACACTATAAGGTGCTAGAAGACTGGGTCAAAGAGCACATAATGGTTTTTGATAACTTTGCATTTTTTAGTAAACCAAAACAGCCATTGTCTTTGTTGGCAAAATTTGCACAACAAAATAATACCGAACTGGGAATATTTCAACATTAAGGGGATATATGTTAATTAATAAATTAGAGCATGCAGAAAAAATTGTTAAAAATTTCACAAACCTAAGGTGGGTTGGGTGGAATATTGTAGAAAGAACTGAAACCGAAGATGGATTTTCAAATAAATACGGTTCATTTGTCAATAATAAGTGGGGTATTGATAGGGTATACAAAGTAACAGAAAAAGGATGGCATCTACCAAATACTTATGGTGATAAAAAATGATAAACTATGAGCCATATAAAAATTATTTTGATAAAATTGGAAGCAATAAAGAAAACATTGTTTATATTGAAGATTTTATTAACAAAGAAGACCTTGATAAGATTATAAACTATTTAAACCAACATGAAAATAATGATGAGTTTATGGGTGGAAAAGATTTGAAAGATTCTCAAATAAAGAAAGAAAATCCAGAGGTTGGTAACCTATTAGATAAATATGAAAATAAAGTGTATCAAGAAGCATATAAATTATTTACAGAAAGATATGGTGTGCCTATCAATCGCATTCCAGTAAATCCAACTCACTGCGTTAAATGGATTCCAGGAATGAATTCTAAGTTACATTGTGATTGTGAAAAACCTGATGGAACTCCAGCATTTACTGCAGACTTTTACAAATATAACGTATCTGTATTAATGTATCCAAATGATAACTATACGGGTGGAGAAATTACATTTCCAGATTATGATTTAGTGTTTAAACCAAAAGCGGGAAGCATGATCATATTCCCTGGCAATGGTGCGTATAAACATACAGTGGAAAGAGTAAAAACTGGAACCAGGTACACAATGCCTTCTTGGTATTCTTTTGATATAAAATCTTTAGATCAAGATGATACAAAAATTAGTTGGACATATAAAGATTCTGTTCAATTGTGGGAAGGACTTCCAGACTACGACAAAATTGATCCAGTAGGCATGGACGTAAAGGGGAAAGATTTTGACGTTAAAGAGTAATAAATGGAAAGATAATGGTTTGTGTGTAGATTATGATACATCAATGTTCTTTGAAAAATACGAAGAAGGTAGTGTAGAATTTAAAAATAACATAGACCAATTTTGTTTAAATTGTCCAGTTTTAAAAACCTGTTTTGCCGTCGGTGTGTCTGGCAAAGAATATGGAATTTGGGGCGGTATTTATTTGGAGGAAGGACAACCTTCTAAAGAGTTTAATAGTCACAAAACAACAGAGTCGTGGGCTACCCATTGGCAATCATTAACATTGGAAAACAAATAATGTACACAGATGATATGCGCAGAGCCTTTAGGTCAATCAGGCCACCGCAAAACTTTCAAGTTGAACTTGTAGACAATGAGCACTTTATTGTAATTCGTGCAGATGAAAAGTCTTTTGTAAGACTAGGACATGATGATAAAATAGAAGCGGTTCAATATATGGTTAAGGTTAAAAAAGCACTTGAGGACAACGGAGCAGTAGTATTATTAACACGAAAGGCTGTTTGATGTAATGGTTGATCTACAAGGAACGCCAAATCATATATGCAAATGTGGTTCTAAAATTTGGAACATAAAGGCAATGTTTGAAAATGGCGCTATTGCTTTATATTTTTTAGACATGAAGTGTGCTGAGTGTGGGGCAATGGTAAATCAACCAACACGGTTAGATGGTGGAGAGATATAATGCCATTAGTTCCAATAAACCCTTTAAATAGTCATGAGTCAGCAAAAATTGGAGAAATTGATTGTGCCTACCCCATTTCCCAAGATCAATTAAATAATGCAAAAATATTTTCTTCAAGAGAAGACTATGTAAAAACTATCCCTAAAAATATAAATTACATGGAGGTGGGAGTAGCCTGGGGATATTATTCATTGTTAGTAATGAAAGAGGTTGAACCAATCTCAACAATTTTAATTGATTGGTTTAATCAAGATCTTATGTGTTGGTCTTGGAGAAAATTTGGAGAATGTAAATGTAATCCTACCCACACAATGAAATACGACAAAGACGGTCATTATGATTTTATAAAAAATGAATTTAAAACTTTTAGCAACGTAGAATTAATAAAAGGAAACAGCGAAGAAATTCTTTTATCTTTAGATAAAAAATTTGATTACATATATATAGACATAACCAATGACAGAGATCCAATAAGAAAAACACTTAATGAGGCAGCAAAATTAGTTTCAGTCGGGGGCGTAATTGGATTAAATGATTATATTATCTATGATGGTATAATAGAAGACAAGCCTTATGCGACTTATCAAGTTGTAAATGAGTTTTTATATAAAAATAAAAATTGGTATGTTGACGCTATTTCTTTGCACGTTTTAGGATTTTACGACATATACATAAAAAGGAGATTCTAATATGTCAAATAAAGAAAACAAAGATTTTTTTAGTGTACGCATGGATAATATGTCCCTATTTAATGATCTTTATGACTGTAAATTTGATAACACTTGGCACGATAATTTTGGTAACAAAACTGGTCAAACTTATTCTATGATACCTGGAGAGGTTGCAATAGATAATGGAGATGTACAGTATAAATATAATTCACAAAATTTTAGATCAGACAATTTTACAAAAACCCACAATGGAAAACATATATTATTTTCAGGTTGTTCTGAAAGTGAAGGAGAAGGGGCAAACATTGAGGATGCATGGACAAATATTTTATACAAAAAAATTTCTAAAGAAGAAAAATGCTCTGGATTTTTCAATCTTTCTCGTTCTGGTTGGGGATGGAGTAAAATCATTTTAAACTCTTTAATTTACTTTAAGGAGTATGGATATCCAGACGTAATGTTTGTTTTATTGCCAAACTGTCAGAGAAAATTTGTTTTTAGTGAAACTGAATTTTTAGATTCTATGGGAAATTCATTAGGGCACTGGCAATATCAGCAACACTATCCAGAAATAGAAAGAGCATACAGATCTAAAGAAGATGCTACGGAGTGGTTCACAAATTCAAAACAATATAACGAAGACTTTGTTAATTTTTTAATTAATTGGAAAACTTTTGATGAGTTATGCAAAACTAACAATATAAAACTATTTTTTTCTACATGGGCCAATACCGATCTTGAAAATTTACTTAAAATTAACCTTTTTAGTAATTTCATTAATGTTAATCCAGGAAAATTTGGCGTAGAAAAAATGACTGTTGATTACTACAAAGATCATGAACCAAAAAGCAATGATGTATTTAAAAGAGATGGGCACAGTGGCAGAATTTTTCATAATTTTTGGTCAGAACAATTTTATAAAAAATATAAAAGTGAGATAGATTAAATGAAAAAAATGTATAAAAAAATAAAAAAATGGATTTTTTTAAAAAAACAAATAAAAAAAATTAAAAAATATGAGAAAAGACCTAAAAATTTTATTTATTAATAAAAATATATTTTTAAAGTTGACAAATAGTTTTAAACCTGATATATTTATATTATGAATAAAAGACTAATTGCATTCTTATCAATACTTTCACTTTCGCTATCCCTTCCATTTACTCCAGCAAGTGCAGTTTGGAAGGGCACCCCTAATTTAGAGAATAAGCGAGTTGTTCCAATTTTTAATCAACAGATCTCGCCATATTGTTCTAGTGCATTCTTATATGCTCCAAGAATTGTGTTCACTGCAGGGCATGTGATGTTTAATGTTGATGATCGTGAGCAAAAGCATGTAACTCCAATTGCAAATGCCTGGGTTGGATTTCCTAACAGCACTGTTAGCCCACAATCAAAAAGAGTTAAGTCTCAAAAGATATTTATTGCACCTGGGTATAAAAGCAGAGATCTTTGGCTAGGCGGGAACACTGCTACAAGAGAAAATGATTTTGCAATAGTAGTGCTGGAATCACCACTTCCAGTAGATGATAAAAAAGTGGAATTGTTAACACCTGAATTGCACGAGCAATACATAACTTCTGGCGAAGCGGTCGATTTATCTGGTTATGGAAGGCAAACTCCAGAAGATATGAAAAACAATTCTCCATGCAAAGATTTTTCAAGTTATCAATCAAAAGTTGTGGGTAAGGACTTTAGCACTGGTGGTCCACGGTGGACCGCTACGCTAAATACAAGAGTTGGTGTTGGAATGCCAAATTCTTGCGATAGCGATAGTGGATCAGGCTACACAAAAATATTTTCTGACAAATACATCTACTTAGGCGCTGCAGGTGCTGGCGGATGGGATCAACATAATTGTGCATCATGGGAGCCTAATATCAATAGAGAGACTACTAATGGTGCTTACCCAGTTTATTTATATAAAGACCTCATAGCAGAAGCAGAAAAATATGTTGCAGATAATCCATACATTGAACCAACAATTGCTCAGCCAAAGGTTGCAAAGAAAGCAACTATTTCCTGTGTAAAAGGAAAGGCGATAAAGAAAGTATCTGGAATAAACCCTAAGTGTCCCGTAGGGTTTAAGAAGAAATAGTATTATTAATCATGCAATCTTTTGCAGTGATATAATAGTTATATCCTTTTAAAAGGGGATGAAAGACAATTGTCGAAAAGGAGAAACATGTCAAATATTGACACAAAACAATTAAAGGCTATGGGAGCGTCCTATGGTCGTTCAGTACTTGGTGCTGGACTTGCTTTATACATGTCAGGGGTTACAGATCCAAAAGATCTATGGGCTGCACTTGTTGCTGCTCTCGCGCCAGTGATATTGAGAGCAATTAATCCTGCAGATCAGGCATTTGGCTTACTGCCTACAGTTGGTGCCGTAGATACTGCATTAAAAGCAGTTAAAGCACCTGCAAAAAAGGCTGCTGCAAAGAAAAAGAAGTAGTTAGTTAAATAAAAAATAAGCCATGTAAAAATATGTGGCTTATTTTTTTTAATAAAAATTAAATTTTAATATCTTTATACATTGACTGAAACTTTGATTCTTTAAGTTCAAGGGTTTTTTGAAGATCCTCTGAATTAAATTTAGGATTTTCACAATCCTGAACAAAATGACAAAAAAGCATATCCACAAAGTCATCTTTTTTAAAATTTATTTTTTCTCTCCAATGAACTTGATTGGTTCCGGAAAAAATTAAAGCCTCATTATCATTTAATGTAAAACTTTTTTCTTCTACAACAATTTTCCAGTTAAAGGTAGATTTTAACTGAACATCAAAAGTAACTCTTATTGGATCATTAAAATCATCACCATAACCATCAAAGTGTGGAGATAGTGCTGGGGCAGATATATAATTGCTACAATATCTGGCTGCTGCAATTTCTTTTAATTTTAACTTAAAATCAAAATATGGTTGAATTGTTTTTAAAACTTTTTTAGCAATATCAGGAGGCATATCATTTTGATAAATTTTATATCCCATTTGAGGGTGTTCTAATATTTGATTATCTTTAGCGCTATTTATATGATCATATATTTTTATATAATCTTCTTTATTAAATATATCCTTTATTATAATATTATCTTCGTGTCCAATTTTATCTAAATCTTTAAAAATTTTATTCATTTATTTCCTTANTTGTTAGACATTCATCAAAATCTTTAATTTTGAAAAATATTGAAATTGCAAACCTATAATCGCTGGCTGGGAATATTCCATGTCTATTCCAAAAATTACCTGGAAAAGAAATTAACATTCCTGGCTCTGGTTTAATCATTAAATTATGTGATGGAAAATATAATTCTCCCCCATCATAATTATCGTTAAGATAGATTAAATTTGAAATATGGCCACTCCATGAAAAGTCTTGATATTTACTTTTATCTGGATCTAAGTTGTCAGAATGAATTTGAGTAATAAAATTAGGGGTTCTTGATACTAAAAACATTTGATCGGTAAATGGACTAGCAGACTCATCATGTTCTAATTCAAACTCAAATAACTGTTCAGCAACATTTTTCATTTTTTCTCTATATTTTAAAATTAATTCATTTGTTTTTGATTGTAATTCTAAACTAAATGGAGCATTTTTAAAATTACCTGTTGCAACTGGTAAAATAACATCAATATCTTTTTGTGGCATAAAATTTTTAATTATTTTTATTGTATCTGGTCCAGTTTCAATTTTTTTAGTAAATTTATCTTTTTGAANATTTGGTCCAGTTAAATCTACAAAAAGTCTTAACGGGTTTCTTTCTTGTTTNTCCAAAACCTCATAATATGAATCATTCACTGGGCTTTGCTTCCTTTGTACTCTCCATACTTACCNAANACTTGCCTAATTTTTGAATCTTTNCCAANACGAACAACCAAACCATTTTTTATTTGTATAGGATTAAATCCGTCATGTCTTTTATAACTACCAGATGATTTTTTAGCCATTATTTTATTAATGTATAAATAACTGCAATAGCACTAAAACAAAAAATTAATAACATAAATGCTGCCACACTTTTAATTGCTCCATCTTTATCCATTTTAACCCCCTTTTTAATATTATACTACATTGTTTCATTAACAATTCTATCAGCAATTAACTCATAGTCAATTTCTAAAATTGAACTATTGGGATCAATTATGTGAACTTTAATTTTTCCAATTTCTTCAAACAAAATATTAGTAATTTTTTCATGCAGTTCAGAACTCAAAACTATCCTTCAATATTTTTTTGAG